AGATCATGTCCAATTAGATATATTTCTTCTAAATCTTTATTCTGGTTTAATGCAACCCAACCACTAGTTGCGCCACAAGCCCAACCTCTATCTATATTATAATTATTTAATTCTTTTAAAGTGTGTGATTTATCATTTGGGTTAAGCCAACTTACATAACAACCTGTATGATTAATTTGTTTCTTTTCAATTATTTGACCTTCAGCCATTTTTCTAATGATACCTACTTGACCTGCAATAGATGAACCATGAAATACGTACTCTTGTCTATCGCCTCTTTTATTTTCGTATATCTTAAAATTATTTTTACCTATTTCTATTTCTTTTTGTGATAGTCCAGCAAATACAACACTACTGTATGTCATACCTGGTACAGCGTTCCAATCTCTAAACCAAGTTTCATTATTATCACAATACCCACTCTGGTATACTTCATGCATCATTGATCCATCAACTGAACATAAAACATCTGGTGTAAAGTCTCTATATAAACCATTACAACCATATATCTTTCCATGAGGTCTTAATTTAATTAAATCTATTGGTGCTCTACTTTGTCCATTTCCTACACAAAATACTGTCTTAGCCATTAATAAATACCTCCTTCATTATCAATTTACATTCTGTTGCATTAAAATTTACAAACGATTTCACTCTGGTAACCTTAAGTGAGATTTCAGGCCATACAACTTTCTCAGTAATTTCCTTGTCCCAATTCGTAGTAAAGTTAAGAAAGTGATTGAGTACGACCGCGGTCTGGTAACTAACTTTTTTTCGAATAAGTAAACGTAACATTCTTGGGTGTTGACCCACAAGTACGCCAAAGCCATCATCAAAAGAAATCCCACGGTTGCTAAAATCATCACTAATATTATTACAATCTGCTCTAAAATGGTAAGCAAATGATTCTTTACGTTTTCTATAATCCAAGTAAACATCTTTTCCATCATTCTGTAACAAGTTACCGATCCATCCTTTACTATCCGAAGTAAAGTTTGCAACAAAGAAGTCAAGTATATCATTTTGTCCATATTGTTTACTTAATTTGTGAAAGAAGTATCTGTCTTTTCTTTTTGTAAATGTATCAAGTTTGGCATTAACTTTTCCACCATACTTATAATAGTCATATGAACCAGATGTAAAGTGTAGCTTAACAGCAAGATAAGTTTTATATACATCAAATCCACCATACATATTAAATTGGTAACATACCACACTTCGGAAACTTTAACATTCTTAAATTAGTCGCTTCCACTTGTATCTTTTCTTTTAATGATTTAGATATTAATGATGATACTTGACTTGTATCTAAGCCATTCTCGTCACAATACCAAACCACAGCATCCATGTAAGTAATTCTCTTTTCTTTTACAATACTCTCTATCTTTAAACTAAATTCTTTACTATTCATTGAAATCCGATCTAACTATATGTTTTCTTAAAGCTCTTAAAAGTCTTTCCATATTGTCAATAATATCAATTAGGCCTTTGTCTGTTATGTAGTGCTGTTTGTCTTTTAATTTGTCGTATTCTTTTAGTGAAATTGATACCATCGGTGATGGTGGTGTAGCTTCGTTCTCATAACTTGCGTCCTCTGATCTATCGTCTGTCATTATATTCTCCTAATTATATAAGTGTAGGTTACTTACTCTCGCTTTCACCTACACAGTTGCAACTCTATTAATGTATCACACTTATTTGTTTTTGTCAACCGTTATTTGGTAATTCAGTAATTAAATCAAATGTATGAAACAAAACACATCTCTCAAGGTTACTTGGTATATCTAATACAGCAACAGTTTCAGTTAAGTCTTCGTTTACCATATAAGTTAGCATATAAACTGGTTCACCTTCTTTATTCATACCTGTTCTACCTAACGATAGATGAAAAGGTTTAAACCCATTGTAGTCCAAATACTTTTGTATATTATCTGGAGTTCCACACAACGCTGGTAAGTTTACTGTATAAAGTTCTTCACTATTAACATTTGTTGATAATACAAATATACTAAAAAAAAGTCCTATTATTGTTTTTTTCATTTGCCCTCTTACGATAAAATGTGGGCCACTTTTTTAATTAACTTGCTTGAATTTTATCCTTGTTTAGTTCTTCATAATATTTATAAAAGTCACCAATTGATTTCTTCAAAGGTTCCATATAATCTTTCTTTTCTTTTATAAATGATTGAACTGAACCGTCTTCTGAGGCTAGTAAAATAACGATTTGCTCTATCTCTTTTCCAAACATTTCTTCATACATTTGTGCATAAGCTGTAGTCTGCATAAAGTAGTTCTCTATCCAAGATTCTTGTCGTTCTTTGTTTGCTGTTTTAAAATCAATTACCGATAACTTACCATTGTATTCAGCGATACAGTCAACTTGACCTGCGATGGTCAACTTCTTACTGTACATAATTGTTTCTAAACAATGTATGTTATCAATCTGATCTACATATGGTTTGATTAGTCTGAATAGACCTAATGGTAATACACCTCGTTCACTTGGTGTTAACCCTTTGATGTATTGTTCAATTAGTAAGTGAGTTGCTTTACCTCGTCTGGCCGCTCTACCCATTTCCCAATTGGCAACGTTCTCACCAATCTTATCTCGCCACTCTTGTAATTGTGCTTTCTTTTGAATACCTAGTACAGTGGTAATTGATGGATATGCTTTTCCCTCTATATCATAGAAACGAAAACCATCTACTTTTTTACCTTTAGTTACTGGAAGATTCGATTTGTCTAACTCAATAAAATTAAATTTGCTTGTCATTATATTTTCACTTTCATATTTGTATTACTATACTATATCATAATATAAGTCTTTTGTCAACCCTTATTTAAATGCCTTTTTTAGAGTACATATCATTTAGGTCATCACGTTGTTTCTTAAATTCATCATTAATCGGTTTAGGCTTTCAAGTAGATAATGCTGAAATACGATCTCTCAATCTCTCTGCTCTTACACCAACTTGGTTTGCCCAACGGCTGTCCATCATTTCAACAGCTGCTGTTGACCAATTACCGTCATTTACTGCGGCTACAAATTTCTTAAACTTTGATAGTCTTGGAGCACCCATATTAAAGCACATATTTACAATCACTTGTTGTGCTTCTTCGTGTAGTTCGTCTAAATTAGGAAAAACCTTTTTAGATTCGGTAATATAAGTTTCTACATCTTTATCAAATATTGCGTTAACTCTTTCCTCAGAAACAGGATAGCCAACTGCTGCTCCATATTCTTCATCATTAGAAGTAACCAAATGACCAATACCAAAAGTTTTGTAGCCTAAATGGTCGTCATAGACTTCATACTTAACTCCTTCGTCAATCTTTAATTGTTCTCTTAATTGATTAATATTCATTCTTTTCCTCTTGTTAGTTTTAATAACTTCTCTATCTGTGCCTTAATGATTGGTCCTCTATTAGGCCAATGTATATAAGGTTCGTCTGTTTTACCTAAGTTATACAAAAAAGGTAATACAATCTTTTCAATATCTTTAAATCTTTTGTCAACGTCCGCACTATTAACTTCTTTTGTAATAGTATCTTTTTCAGCAACTATCTGCATGATTTCATTCATCATAGCTTTAATTGACCCTACATCATTTTTTACTTTAGCTATTTCTAAATTAGTCTTTTCGCCTAAATTTTCTATGTCTTTTTTATCTATTGTAGGTCTAGTTTCAACTTTAGGTGCTGAAGATACTGCGGTTGCGCCCCAATCTTCTTCAAGGTCAAACCCTCGCATATAATCTGGTATGTCTTTAGCCATTTCTTTTTCCTCTTATCGCCTTTACTCGTTTTTTATTATTTGCGACTGCTTGTTCTGTTCTAATCTGCTTAATTGACTTCTTTGTAGTCTGTGCTGCTAATGCACTTCCTGGATGCGCCTCTCCAATTTTAGAAAGAGTTTCTTTCCAACCTTGGTCATTCTTACCAGTTCTTTCACCTACACTCGCTACAATATTTAGTACCGCAGGAACCTGTCTAATATGTTTATTCTTACCCATGTACTTTTCCATCTCATCAATGGTCATCATGTCTGTAAATTCTTTTTTGGATTTCTTATTATAAAATGTATATATTGGCATTAAAGGTTTTTGATTGCCTCTAGCTTATCTTTAGCATGTGCTAATACTTCTGTCTTCTTCTCTGCTGTTAATACGTAATCAATATGTTCAGCAACACCAATTGGTGACGCTAAGAAAGTTCTTAAATCTGCTTCAGCAACAGCGATATCACCTTCTAGTTTTTTTATTAATGCTTCTCTAATCATT